TTGAATAACGAGTGGGTGGTCTGGGTCGATGCAGAATCTATTGACGATCCCAGAATATAAACAACAGGAACAGGAGGACAGAAAACCAAGAGTCAACCCTTTTGGTTTTTCTGTCCGTTCACTTGCGTCGTACTGACCACAACAATTTCTGGCTCTGACCACATCCTCACAATCGCTTTGTAATCGGTCTCAGCAAAAATCTTTTCCGCCTCGTCCGGGCTGTCAGCCATGACTTCAAACTCAGCTTGCCGGGTTGATGTGACTCGCAAGTAATATTTTTTTAACGCCATAGAAACTCCAAAAAAGCCCCGCCTTCGGCCCACCGGACGGGAACAGTGCAACAGGGGTGGATCCCTTGGCCTATCCGCGGAAGTTTTCCGCAAATTCTTTGTACCTGTTGTAGACGTTATAAACCGTATGGTAAGGCAGACGCAGGTCTCTGGCTATGTAGCTGAAAGACAGCCCACGGGCCTTGTGCCGCATGATTACCCCGATGTACCGATCGCTTAGCTTTTCTCGCTTAGTGCGGCGCAACCCATTCGGTTCATTGGCGGCCTTGATCGATTCTGGCTGCTGGGCTTCAATCGCCCTCAGGAACATCTCGCTCATTTTTTTTCTCCATCATGCGTTTTGCGTACACCTGCAAAGGCTCGCCAAACTTTTTTTCGAACCAACGCTCCCATGTAATACGTCTAGGAGTGTAGCGGCGCCGGTGGCGCCAAGCCCAACGCGCTGCGTGCAGCTTGATCTCCTCTGCCCACTGGCGCTCCTGATCAGCGCAGCTCATCGATACCAAACTCAACGTACTGGTCACGGTTGAACGGCAGCCACTCGTCTCGATCTTGGCATTCCAAGCCAATCTTCAACGCCTGCTCATTCTTGGCGATACCGTATTCAATCGCTTCATCGCTCAACGTGTACACGCCATACGGGTAAGGGTGAGCCTTTTCCTGAGCAAGGAAGAAAAACCTGTCGGCCCTCATCCCCAGAGCCCTGACCGCAGTCAAATAGTAAGCAGCCTGTTGGTAATATCTGAAATTGTTGATCGCAGATCTAAAGCCTCCCGGGCTTGCGTCCCGGCACGTTTTCAAATCCCAAACATCCGTGCCAGTCCACCAATCCAATTTGCCTTTACACGGCTGACCGTGCCACTCAAAGCAAAGCGTTAGCTCAACCTTATGGTTCTCGGTAGGGATGAAATCTTTCACCACCTCACGGCGCTCCATGCAAACGTCGTAAAGATCCTGTTTGCAAGCAGTGCGGTCACCAAGATCTTCTAGCCACTCGGCATACTCTGCTTTGCCCGCTTTGGTGCGCTTGTCTACCGCTGGCTCAATTGCAAACTCATCAAAAAACTTATGCAGCTCCAAAAAAATCGTGTGCTGCACTCGGCCCTCAAGTAGCGCAGGCGATTCTGATATGTCGCGCTTGTTGCGCCAACTGAATGGACACTTAATCAGCTCGGTTAGATCGTGAGATCGCCAAGCGGGTATCGACGCATAAGTCGGATAGTCCAAGTCTTCGTACACTCCTACTTTGAAATCCATGTCACCCCCAGACTATTCCGCCAAACAAAATGCCCACGAAAAACGCTGCAAATACAGCCCAACCTGTAAAGATTGGGACTCGCATTTTTTTGCCTTTCCATAAAGACCTAAAGTTCACGGCTTTGTTTTCTCTAACCTTGCGACTTCGGCTTGCGCGTAAAAAAGTATTTTCTTCGCATCCCGCAACTCGTCACTGTGAGAGGCTTCTCCCATGCGGTAACAGGCTCTGAAAATCTCTCCTATCTGTGCGTTCATATTTTTAAAAGAGATCAAATGCTGCAGCTCTGTCGCGAATCTAGGCAGCTCATAATAAGACGCCGTGCTTCCATCACTTGTACTTACTGGGACTTTCTTGGCCTTTACTGGACGCTTTGCAGATCTTTTAGGCCGGGGCATTGTCCCTCCCGTAAGATCTGCGATGACCTTGTAGCAATAGCTCGAGCTGACGCCGGTTTGTGCAGACACCTCTGGAGCTTTAGCTCCCGGGTTCTTTTCTAGATAAGCGATCACTTTTGCGCGAATCGCGGTTTTTCCGTTCTTACTCATTCCTTTCTCCTTAAAATGGAACGTCTTCTTCAAAGTCTTCAAAAGCATTTGATGAATCATCTTTCTTGGCCATGTCACTCAAGCCACCACTCGGTGGCGTAGACTTGCGACCGCGCTCAATTGCTGCGCTCACTTCAAAGCACGGAGCGATTTGTTCTTTACCTATTTCATCGCAGCCGCGCACGCGCCACTGAATAAACCGGGGTAAGTCTTCGAACATATCCAGCATTTTTGCTGTTACTTCTGTTGGTTTGCCTTCCCACTCTAGGCAGTATTCCTCGAGGTCAAACACGGTCTGCTCGTTATGAGTTGGCAAATTACGCAGTTGTTCGTTGTCATCGAACGCAGTTGGCATCGCGTTGACTGACGTGACCTTAGCGTTACCGTTAGCAGTCGTACCGATATTGAGCTTGCAGCCTTTGCCAAGTAAACTCGTCAGGTCGAACAGCGCCTTTTCCTCTTCGGAAAAGGGTGCGTTGCGCCAAGCGCAGAGATCGCGAAACAAATTGCTACGCTCGTTAAGAGAAAGCGTGTAACCGGCGAAGATACTCATCGGACGATCGTCTTCGGTTTTCATTTCTGGTAGCTCCCAAAAAATATACAGGCGGTGGCGTTTATTCACCTCACCCTGATATTCTTCTTCAGCGGTGCCGGCATCGACTAAGCGATAACAGATCGCTTTATACGACCCGGGCGGTACTTGTTCGAAACTGGACTCGCCACCGGAGCCCGCGCTTGCTGTAAGTGCCATACTCGTTTCCTTGTCTTTGTGCAAAAAGTTGTAGTAGTGTACACACCTCATTCAACGAAGCAAACGGAAAATGGCACTCAAGATAGGCAACAAAGACAAAAAAGACCTCAGTAGACCGCTATCTGGTTCTCTGAGAGACGAATTCCTATCTTTCCTCAACAGTAATGGCCTAGAACCAGACCCCAAACGGGGATTGGTTGAAGGAGGAAAGATAGGGCGGGCATACATGATGATCGACAACCAGCGCAAGCTGGTGGGCTGGTATCAGTGTTGGTTTGATCAGGAGCGGCCGTTTGGCCGGTGCGGAGATTATCGACATAGCACGACCGATCCATTGGCGAAGTGGCAGGTCGCCAACGCAGACAAATACAAACTCACGGATGAACAGAAGCAAGAGATAGAGCGGCGCAGCCAGCAGTTCAAGGAAGCGCAAGAGATCGAGTACAGCAAGGCTGCGAAGCGAGCGAACACGATCTGGGAGAAGTCGATTGAGGTGATTAGTCATCCGTACCTAGAGCGCAAGGGCGTAGCCAACTACGGTCTGAGGCAACGGGAAGATCAGTTGGTTATGCCGCTGTACAACGCCAACCTGCACATTCAGACGCTGCAATTCATTGACGACGACGGCGGCAAGAAGTTCTTACGCGGTGGAAAGTCACGCGGCGGTTTCTTCATCATCGGGAAGGATAAGTTAGCCGATGCCCCGGTCATAAATTACGCCGAGGGTTACGCGACCGGCGCCAGCTACTACAAGAACATGGGCCAACCTGTGATTGTCGCGGTTACCGCGGGCAATCTGCCGGTGGTTGCAGAGACCATGTTTGAATACTTCAACACCGCTCAGCACGTTTTCATCGCAGATTTCGATGAGTCGAAAGCCGGCGAGAAGTACGCCGTACAGGCAGCACAAACCATTCGCAGTCAGGGCGGTCAGGCAAAGGTGCTGATGCCGGAGGAGATCGGCGACTACAACGACGCAGCGCAGGCGGTCGAGGGTGAGTTGATGCCGGTGATGAACGAGGTCAACGTGCCGGCCGAGTTTGATTTTAGCCGCGGTGGTAAGGATGGCACCGGCAAGATCATGAACACCAAAGAAAATCGCCGCGGTGTGCTGCTCGTAAACCATATTGATGTGGCGTACAACACCATCAAAAAGCGGATGGACATTACGATACCGAACACCAGTTTCATCAAGGATCTCGAGGAAGATGCCGCGATTACGGAGATCGAGGATCGATGCATACAGTTAGACGTGCCACACGATCGCTTGAGGTACGATCTAAAGCTCTTGGCCCGGGAGTACAACCCGGTTAAGGAGTGGATCGAAAGCCGTGCGTGGGACAAGAAGCCGCGGCTACAGAAGCTGCTTGATACCATCGATGCCGAGGACAATCGTCTCAAAGAGATCTTAATGACGAAGTGGCTACTGGGCTGCGTGGCAGCGGCTTGCCGGGATCAGGGGGCGAACCTCGAGGGCATATTGGTGTTTGTGGGCAAGCAGGCGCTTGGTAAGACCCGGTGGATGAAGACCTTAGCGCCTGACCCAGAGTGGCTGCTCGAAGGCGCTACGCTGAACCCAAGTGATAAGGACAGCGTCAAGCAGTGCGTAAGCCATTGGATCTGTGAACTGGGAGAGCTGGGCAGCACGTTCAAACGTGCCGACATAGACCAGCTCAAGGCGTTTCTGACGAAGTCTACGGACGAGCTGCGCCTACCCTACGATCGATCTTTCAGCCGTTACCAGCGGCGAACGGCGTTCTATGGCAGCGTTAACGAACGTGAGTTCTTGGTCGATTCTACGGGCAATCGAAGATTTTGGGTGGTGCGGGTCAACAAGATCGATTACCGGCACAACCTCGATATGCAGCAGGTGTGGGCCGAGGTAAAAGAAACGCTGCTTGATACTGGCGCCCACTGGTTTCTCGAGAGCGATGAGCGAGCGTTGTTACAGGACAACAACGAAATGTCGCGCACTCAAAGTGCGGTCGAAGACCTCATTCTGCAGCAGGTGAACTTCACCAGTCAGTTGACTGAACCAGTTCAAATGACGCAGTTGCTGCGAGATCTCGGGATCGCTAACCCGAGGATGCCGGACTTCAAAGAAGCGGCTAGGGTGCTTGCAGATCGCGGCATGAACCCGCGGTACAGCAACGGCCGCAAGATCTATGACTTGAACTGGGAACCAGTAGAAGATACCCGGGAGGGTAGCCTGAGGCCCATACGCTACGAAAAGGACGATTTTTGACAGGGTGGCATCAGGGTGAGGTAGGGTGGCATTTGACCCTTGCGGGTTAATGTGCGGTTGTTTGCAGTTGCTTATAAAGCGACATGCATAATTGAGTTATAAAATCGAAATCGGCAAAGCTCTACACTGTACCCTGCCCCCACTCTCGTTAAGTCATTGATTTATATATAATAGTTATGAGTAGTAGGTAGGGTAAGGTAATACAAAAAGTTCAAAAATAAGTTTATAAAGTAATAGGTATTTGTATTTATAGGCCTTCAATTCAGACCCTATAATAAGGGCAGCTATACCCTACCCTGTACCCTGTTTGTACACACTTTTACACACCGCGGTTGAGGAGCATAATGCGAGCACGTTCGGAGAATACAGAGTGATGAGCGAAGACAAACCTAAGCGCGGTAGACCCAAGAAGCCGACAACGAAGTTGGCGAACCCACCAGCTTTGTTTGAAGCAGATGATGAGATGGGCCTGACAGATATGCAGGCGGCGTTTGTCTGGCATTACACCGAAGGTGCGTGCGGGCAGACTGAGGCAGCTCGAAGAGCAGGGTTCTCGTTTCCAGCCGCGGCCGCATCGAAGATGCTGGATGGTAAAAGCCAAGCGCATGTCACTCGGGCGATACGCATCAAGCAAGACGAGCTGCGTGAGAAGTATGCGATCACGCCTGAGAAGACCGGCTCAATGCTTTGGAAGATTGCAGAGACCTCATTCGAAAGCGGAGCTTTTAACGCCGCGGTGAGCGCGGTCAAGGAGCTTAACCAACTGGCCGGTTTGACCGTGCATCGATCGCAGAACCTCAACATCAACGCCAACATCGACCGCATGACCAAGGAAGATATCAAGAGCCGCATCAGCGAACTGCTCGGCGTCAAGGACGAATACGATCCGAAGGATCACTAGGAAGCTCCCGGGTCGTATACGGAGTATTTGATAGAGAAAGAGGGCTCTTTCTCTCCGCCGCCCCAAAACTCCCGAAAAATAACATTTAAATAGGCGATGCCTATAAAAACAAAGGCTTACGATAGTTTTTTCCATGGTTTTTGGCCGCACAGCACGCACGTTGTGAGCACAAGGGTCACCGCGGGCCATGACTGGGCGCCCAGAGCCCGGTGATCTGGCGATCGACGCCCAGAATCGCGATCTAAGCGACGATCTCTTGCAAATAATGGGTCTCTATGGGTTCCGAAAACGGCCCGCAAATCGCTTGGGGGGCGGCCGGGGGCACCCCCCTACAGCGACGCGGCGGCGAGCGCATTGCTATAGCTGAGTTTGGCGCATTCAATAACCAAAAAATTACGATCGGAAATGATTACCTCCCCTTGGGCCCGAAAAAGATGGGACTCCTACGCCCGGCAATGGACGGAGGGGAAACTTGCCGAGGAGAGGTGGCATAGGAGTCCCGAGGGGCCGCTACTGGAGATAATAACGGCCCGTGACAATTCATATCACACCCCATATGATCGCGCTATGGCAGATTCACGAATCAAGGGTGCGGCATTCGAACGCGATATCGTCAGGCGCATCAATGCGTTTGCCGAT